GCTAGACTGGGTTGAGGCCCGTTCTAACAGACCTCAACTTATCGCCAAGTTTTTAAGGAGCTTATAGATTCTCCAACCGTTTCACCGTCTGAATGTCTGGGGGAGTGTATCATTCTCACTTAGGGCCCAAATTGGCAAACAGACTGCGCATCAACCGGCATACTCCGATTGATCCCCTAGCGACTAAAACACTTAGAGGAAAGTGGGAAAGCTGTTATGGACCTTCCAAACCAAGCCAGCAAGAAACCATACGGCTTATTGCTAGCACGTAAGACACCCATCAAGTGGGAGCCCACGGTTCAAAGTTTTAAGACTTTTCCGGGTCTAGGGAGCAAGAAAACACATTACTACTAGTGAGCTTCAACGGCAGTCGAAGGCAATTGCCACGCACAGGATCACCTCACCATTTGTGTGCTATCTCTTTAAAGTCTCATCCCTAAGGACCGGATTAGTTTAACGTCATACCAAGACGTAAAATCCATGCCCATACCTAAACAGTAATTGCCGCTTGCCTATTGGTAGAGGTAATTTTGTAACTGAGGAACGAAAGTCCTGTGATGGCAGCAGCAGTACTGAACGTCAAAACTGTACCAATAACAGCATCAATCACGACATATTGCAGCATAGGAAAGGTAGCACCAGCAGACGTATAAGCTGAAACATAATCAATCCAATTTACAATAGTCGAGGACGTTGCACCAGGAGCAGAAATGGTCATGCCCCAACAGGTGCCAGGAGCAGCACTAGCCACCAAGTTACTGCGCGAAATGATCATAAACGTCCCACTAGTGTTGAACGTAAATGCCAAAGCGCCACTGCCTATCTGGCTAACCGCAACTGGTAAATTTCCAGTATAAGTAACGGTACCAGCTATGGGATTGGCAAGAGTAGGAGCCGAAATGGCAACACTCTCGGCAGGGGATGGAGGAGGGCCAAAGTCGGGTTTAGAAAACTCACAAACGTAGTCAACAACCAACTCGCCCACAGCCGTAGTTCCTGTGGCATTAAAAAGCCCCAAATAGAACTTGGCCATGTCATAGAACTTAATGTCAGTATTCGTAGGGTTAATATTCCCTGAACTATTGCCAACGTAATACCAACCCTTAGGAGGTTTAACGTCGCAAGACAACTTGTTCCAGACATTACCGCGAACACTACCAGAATAAGCAGACATAGCCTGCTTAGTGGTAGGTGCAGCATCACTCGCATCATAATCAGGGGCCATAACGACAACACCAGTGGTCGTCGAAGCACAAATCGGGGTATACCTAAAGGTTATTTTAGTGAACCTAAAAAGCTCATAACCAATGGCAACCCTCGAAAGCCATGTAAAAAGAGACCCAGAGTTTGGGTTCATATCCCAGGAGAGGATTGATCCACCAGTGGAGAGGTCGGTAACGAACTCAGAGTTGGAGATCCTAACGGACCCATTTGCGAGTCCAACCTGGGATGGGCCACGAGACTCGACTGTTGTTCCAATAGCAGTCGTAGCAGTTGTAGATCCTCGGCTGTTTGATTTAGCCTTTTGTCTGTTGCGCTTTGGCTGTTTAGAAGCAGTCGCCGCATTAACAAGACGCTTGAGATCAGCAACAGTGGCAGGCTTGCTTGAAGAATTTCCAGCCATGGCATGAAATGAGGAGTTAAATAGACGGATTCTTTTCCTTTGTTGTAAGTGTTGCAAATTTATGCAACTTCTCTTTTTACGCAGGGTGACATCAATTACACCAGGGGCTACCTGCGACAAGAAAGGAATGTGGTTATAGCGCACAACTTCGTCTTTACCAAGCGCTTAAATGTGTGGGTCCCTACTGGTGCCCGAGCCACAGAGCTCTGATTTTCCTTAAAGTCGGAATAGTACCGACTAATGAAAGATCAAAAGCAATGTCCTCGTTTTCAGCACCGGTGTCAGGTTTGACACCAGACCTAACCAATTCCTGCACAAAACCCCACAAAAGCTCCCGTGTAGGCAAATGCCAATAGGATTCATATGTGAGTGCAATGGCACGTGCCATAGTTTGTGCAGGAGTTTGAGACTTATGGGGCTTCAACAAAGAAGCAACCATTTTCCTCGGGTCAGTTGGCTGACCAACCCACTCTCCTGAGTCAAGACGTTTAAGCCGACATCCAAGGAAAGTCAAACCCTCTGGTGTACTGGACTGCCTGTGCGCTTCAGGCTTCAAGCGCATACCAAAGTCTTCATAACACTTCTTACGATTCTCAAAAGAGAAACGATCCTTCACTTCATCACTCATAGAAAAAGCTTCGTCATCGCCATAAAAGGCCGCGAAAACATTCTTCTTAAAGTGCTGATAGTCATCACTGACTAGCCGTATATACGCGCTGAAAAACGCTGCGGCATGATGGATAGTGCCATCAGTACTAGTGGTACCAACTCCGGACTTAAGCCCGTGTTCTGTTTGTAAGACGTAGCCAGTGACTGTTACGATCCAGCTATGAATAGCTTCACGATAGTAGTATGACAACCTCTCCCAATTTGCAGTAGTCTTAAATGATGGGTGGAGCATTCTCCATCGGAAGTTTTTGGCTATCTCGGTAGCTGCCCACTCTGGATACAGAGCATCGAACTTCGAGATGTCATTTTCTTCCACATTGGGGAAAGCAGAGAGTTTCTCAGCTAAAAGCCCAATGCCACCACCGTACTTATTAAACCCTAGGGCAGAAACTGTAGCCAATGGTCTGGCCACAAAGCGGCTATTGAAGTCCTGAACCATGCGGTAAAAACCAACATGGTAGGAAATATCTGGTCCTGTAATGGACCTAATATTATTTTCTTCAACTTTCGTAGAGGGGAGAATCTCAACCTTGCAAAAGTTATGCCAAAGAAGCTTCGATCCAATGCGGTGGGCGTATTTCCAAAACGCACTGATATCAGGGAGATACTTCTTAATAGCTTCCCTTTTAGTCCTCGTGTACCATTTGTAGGGAATGCCCGGAGTAGAGGAACCTTGCAAGTCAACCTCAAAAGCGTCCACTATCCGATAACCCTCAACATGAGGACCAAACTCAAACTCAAGCCATTCAAGCACCTTTTCCAGGTGCGCGGCATCTGGTTTAGAGTCAATTGCCTTTAATCCGTATCTGCCTACGGCCTTCATCTCTCGTTTGAAGGAAGGACGTGCAACAGAATAATCATCAAATTGATCATAAATTCTTTTGCTCATAAGGTATCTAGAGAAAGTTTGATCAAATCTCTCTCTGTTAGGATTCTGATAGAGTCCAGATGCCTTATTCAAACGCCCAACGCAAACCAACCCTGTATTTTCTAACAACTCATCCTTCTCAAATTTAGAGACGGGTTGGATGGACTGAGTTGCTAGGAGCCACAGCGGGATTACGCCGTACTCCTTACGGAGCCCGACGTTCCACTCAGCCCCACTACTGGGGCCTTGGAAAAATCCTTGCTGTGCTTGAGCTTGTGGTCAAACTGACACAGTTCAAACGCACAATCACCAAAGCGTTGGACCTGCGGACAGAGTTGTTTAACACTCTTCCGCGAGCGGCGGTGTCTAGTAGAACTAGTACTACTAGTAGAGGATGACTCACTCTCATAACCGCGTGACTCTTTAATGAGTTTCCCTTGCTTGGCCTTCTGTCCAGGTTGTTTGGTTTTACCAGCATTTTTGGCTTTCTTCAGGATGGCATCAACCTCCTTAAGCTTAGCTGCGACCTGCTGGGTCTGCTTCTTCGATTCGCGGAACATTTTCTCAAGCATTTGATCATGCTCCCAACGTTCATCTGCTTCGACATCAGCCCAATCACCAGGACTTATCCTATCAGCACGATGTTCCTTCTTCTTAGTAAGAATCTTGGATTGTTGCTCAACAGGAATAGGCTCAATGGTGACACCCCTACTAGGAGAGACTGGAGGTGTAACAATACCATCCTTTACTCTCGGAGGAGCAGCTCGTATGGCACGAACGTCACTCTCGGTAAACGGGTGGAATCTTTTTTGTTGATCACCACTCGTAGCACCTTCGTGGACACCTACTGATACTCTACCTTGAACTAACAGAGGGGAGCCTGAGGTACCAACGGACGATCCTGCCATATGAGTTCGGCCCGTAACTAAAGACGTGCTGAACTTGGCCTTAGAACCATTAACGGGAAACCCGATAATGGCGACTTCCGTATCGACTGTAGTATCCATAACCCTAGCTTTTAGACCAGGAATCTGACTCTGGAGGGGCTCTGGTATTCTGCAGACGATTAAGTCGCCATTATGGTCCTTAGACCGATAAAAGGGAATCAACTCGAACCGCTTAACGGCAGGACTCCCATTTATCATGACATGCGCCTCAGCAAGCAATGGTACGCCCTGGTCATCAGTAAGTGGACGACCGAGCTTAATTTCATCACCACAGTGAGCATGAGCTACCGTGACGATCTTATCAGCACCAAACTTTGCGCATGTGGCCCACCCGGTAAAACCACTACCGGATTGCTGTACTACTCGAAGCACTGAGGCTCGAGTTTCAGATTCGAACATGACCTGTCCAGC